AAGTATTTTGCCCGTCAAGAATTTGACTGTCAGGAGACTGGCGAAAATGAAATGGAAGATGAGTTCATTCATGCTTTGGATGCGTTGCGCCATGAGTGCGGCATACCGTTTCGCATTACTAGCGGCTACCGTAGTCCGAAACATTCCATCGAGGCTAAGAAACCTAATGGCCCAGGACAGCACGCGAGAGGCATTGCTGCTGATATTGCTGTTACTAACGGGGCTGAGCGTTACATTATTGCTAACAACGCTTTTAAACTTGGGTTCAGCGGCATAGGCATCCACAAAAATTTCGTGCATGTGGACGCCCGTACTACTGCTCCTGTTCTGTGGCTTTACTAAAACGGAATATCCTCTAAGTCTTCAACGGGCTTGGGTGCTTGTTTAGGCGTATCTGGTTTCCAATCATTCTTTTTAACTACAAGTTTGTCAGGCTTGGCAGGATCTTCATTGTATGGCGTAAGGAATTGGAAGTTAATCCACTCCCCATCCATTTGATTCAACGTCTCTTGCATTTGCTGCTTGTTGATTGATCCATTGCAGATCACAAAGTCTGGTTGTGTTGTGCCTTTTCTCTTAGCGTACAAGCCGCTGATATATTTCATCTCACTCACTATCTTCTCCAAAGTGTGCTTGTCTAAATTCGGAAGACTTCATGACTTCCCTCTCTTGCGTAGTAAAGCATCCACCTTTAGATGGTGCTTTCCATAGTGCCTCTTTAGTTTCTGACGTTAGTTCTGCCCATGCTTCAGATGCAGAGGCTAGATCTCCGTTAGCAATGCCAGCCTTGATCGCTAGGATGCTGTCCTTGTTTTCTTTAGCCCAGTCCTCGTATGACTTCTCGGGTTCAGGTGCGGGTAGATCTTCTCCAGCATAGATGTATGCGCCTAGACCGTGCATGGATAAACCTTTGGTCAAGCATCGCATCTTAGCGGTGTTGATCTGGAAGGCATTAGGATTAGCTACTGCATTGTTGCGGTGATCCATAACGGGTAGCCACATTTCATGAGCCAGCTCATCAATAATAACGTCGCAATGAACGGTCATTGTTCCGTCCGAGTGGACTTCGTTATCGTGAAAGGTGTAGCAAGCATCTGGGTAGTGCTGTTTAGTAACGGCCCATGCCCAAGCCCATGATAGGTAGGTTAGATTACCTTTTCGTTCGGTGTGCTCATTAACATTAATTGAGCTTAGTGTTTTCCATACACTCATCGTATATCCCCTCTTGTTCGGATAGTAAAGTTTCTAGGTGGTTTGCGGTAATCCGCAGTTCATTTTCAACGTCTTCGTCCCACACGAATTCACGTCGCATCTCTAACCGACGAGCGAGCGTAGCACTCGCCTGTAGTGATAGTATCCAGTCCGGTATCATCCCCCTTTCCTCACTGCAATTATAGCATCTTGAAGATAAGCATTGTTCTCCTCGGCTTCAGATTGCATGTATTCATTCCATCGATCCTCAATTTCAAGCATTTCTTCGCTCAGCTTGTCTAGCACTGGGTGGATGCTTTGTAAAAACGCAATGTTTTCTGGCCCAAACTGATACCCGCGTCTGACTAATCGTGCAATCTCAAACATCCAGTCTTCGAGGTCGCATACTAATGTTTCTACTTCTTTTTGTTCCATGTTCACTCCTGCTTGCTGATGAACCTAAACAATATGCTATACTAATTCGCATGTCAACTTGTTTTTGTAAATAATTAATGGTATAGTTCCGGACAGACATATAGGGGGGTGTGTCCGTGACAAGCACCCAAAACTATGATAGGGAATAGGAGATAACGTGAAAGAGCTAGAACTAAAGTCATTCCTGGAACTGACCCAGCAGACTAATCATGGGCTGGCCATGAAGTTAGGCATCAGTCCACAGAAGATGCACGCATGGAAGAAACGCAACGATTGTTTTGTCAAGTTCGGTGACAACTGGGTCGTAACTGAGATCAATCTCAAGACAGAAAAGAGGGTCTATTAAAAAGGCCCACCGAAGTGGGCCGTGGGAGTGCCGTGAGGGGAACGGCGAGTCAATCAGCAAGAGTGACAAGTGAATAGTATCAGATGACAGAACTAGAAAAAAGGTTTGATTTATCACCGGAAGGTGTTAGATTAAATGTGTCGGCGGGGTTGGTAGCCCCTTTAATGTCCGATTGCAATCAGGAAGAATCGTGGTCACAACCGACACGACTCAAACTCTAGCACAATTGCAATCTTCATAAAAGACCTTCCTGCCGATGGAAAGTGGCGCTTCGCCGTGCGTCCAATCCATATAGCGGTATGTAATCCAAGACCTTTAGAGGCGGGATAAACAGCGTACACAGGCCCAGTGATGGGGCGCAGAAGGGCAACTGCGATACCAAATAGCGTGCTGATTACTTTGGATTGCTGGACTATAGATTGTATATGGGGCCTAACCGCCTCTAAATGACTACTATTGCCTGAAAAAAGGAGACGAGATGGAGTTAAGAGAGCATCAGGTAAGAGCGATTGAGATGTGTAGGGACTCAATCAGAAAGGGCAATAAAAGAATAATGTTAGCTGCACCATGCAGTTTTGGAAAGACGAGGGTAGCAGTAGAGATGCTGGCTAACGCTGCCAAGAAAGGTAAAGAAGGTATCTTTATCTGTGACCGGATCAAGCTGGTACAGCAAGCGGTAAAAGAATTTGATAAGCATGGCATCGAGGCTGGTGTCATCCAAGGTTGGGATCATCCACGAGCCAACTGGCACTCGCCAATACAGATAGCATCCATCCAAACATTAGCAAGGCGCAAACGATGGCCCATGTCCAGGCTAATCATTGTCGATGAGGCCCATGTCCACTACAAGACAACCACTACTTTAATGGAGAAGTATTCTGCCGTACCTGTCATAGGTCTATCGGCAACGCCATTCAGCAAAGGTCTAGGCAATCACTACGATGACCTGATTGTCCCCATCACAGCCAGCCAACTAACGGTTAAGGGGTACTTGGCTCCTGCAAAATACTACGGGGGTACTAAACCTAACCTAAAAGGATTGAAGTCTAGAAGGCTAAAAACAGGGGGATCAGACTACGATCCTACGCAATTAGCGGAGAGGATGGAGAAAGACAACGATCTAGTGGGCGATATCATTGAAAACTGGCTGAAGTATGGCGAGGATTCTCAAACCATAGCGTTCTCACCGTCGATTAATCATAGTAAAACGATGGTCAAGATGTTCAATGAGGCTGGTATCAGTGCTCAGCATATCGATGGATACATGGATGATGCAGAGCGGCAGATACTTTACCGCGAGCATGATGCTGGCAGTTTCAAGATCTTGTCATGCAGTCGTTTGTTGAATACTGGATACGATGCGCCATCTGTACGGTGTCTTATAGATGCCTTCCCAACGAAATCATTATCAAGTTATGTCCAACGTATCGGCAGAGTGTTACGCATCCATGAGGATAAACCACATGCAATCATCCTAGATCATGCTGGCAATGTAGCGAGACATGGGTTCGCTGAGGATATCGTGCCTGATACTTTGCATACTGGGGAGAAAGAATACAAAGAACGGGAACAGACCAAGGATAAGAAAGAACCTAAGACGATGGATTGCCCACAGTGCTATCAGACCATGATGATTCCACGGTGCGCGTGTGGTTATGAGATTCCCAAGGCTGAACTATTGAAGACAGACAAGCAGATATTGACTGAGATCAAGCGGGAAGATAAGGGGAGATGGTTATACGAGTTTCAATTCTATGCGGCTCAAAAAGGTTACAAGCCTGGATGGGCAAGTTGGGCATACAAAAGTAAATTTGGTGTCTGGCCTAGAGTCAGTCCTATGCCAAGCAGAGAACGGATGCCAGAGGTGCAGAGTTACTTGAAACATTTACAGATAAAAAGGGCAAAAGATGTTGGACGTAATTTTAGAAAGGCTGGATAAGGTCAAGAAACAGGGCGATCAATACTACGCTAGGTGTCCTGTACACATGGGTGGTAAGCAGAATCTAGGGATAACTGAGCGAGACGGCAAAATCATAATGCACTGCTTCGCCTGTAATGCCAAAGGTGTAGAGGTCTGTGATGCGATAGGACTGCCGGTACACGTTCTATTCAAAGATGATCCTGATTTCAGTAATAAGAATTACTTATCGCAGAAGAAACAAGATCAAGTCTTAGAGGATGGGTTTTACATGGCGCTGTATGACGCTGAGATCGAACAAGGCTATGAGCCTACGATTGAAGAATACAGACGGTACAAGCTATGCAAGCAACGGGTAAAAATACTAGAAGGGGCTTCATGAATTCAATCAGCAAAGAAAAACTAGCAACCGAATTTGTCCACATGACCATCGAGAATCAAGAGGGTCTGGACAACATGATGCAGATGTTGGGCAAAATAGAGTTAGAGTTTCCCATCGATGTGCAGATACAGAAGCACAAGAAGAAGCGCACCAATCCACAGAACAATACAGCTAACAAGTGGTATCGTGACTGCGAGAAACAAGGAGACATGAAGGCGTGGGAGTATCGAGCATACTGCAAGCTACACTTTGGCATACCTATCTTGAGGCGTGACAATTTAAAGTTCAAAGAAGTCTATGATCGAACGGTCAAGCCGTATAGCTATGAGGAAAAGTTATCTTTCATGGTAGAGCCGTGGAGTTTTGAGGTAACATCATTGATGAATGTCAAACAGCATAGCGAGTTCCTAGACATGGTTGAACGTCATCTGAGAGAGCAAGGATTCCATTTGACTGAGGTCAGGAAATGACATGGCCAAGAAATGCAAGGTTTGCGGTAGCAAGTTCACGCCGCAATTTACTAGCTTTCAGAAAACGTGTAATGAAACTGAATGCCTTATCGCGTTCGGCAAGGCTGAGAGACTTAGACTCAACAGAAAAGAAGCCAGAGAATCTAAAAGAGACAGATCCTACTGGATGAAGCGGTGTCAAACTGAGTTCAATAAATACATTAGGAACCGTGATAGCAAAGATCCTTGCATATCGTGCAACCGTCATCACAAAGGCCAGTACCATGCTGGTCATTACAAGACAGTAGGCGGTCATCCTGCACTACGGTTTGAAGAAGACAATTGCCACAAACAATGCTCAGTCTGCAACAATTACAAGTCTGGTAATTTATCAGAATATCGGTCAAACTTGTTGATAAAGATAGGGTTAGAGCGGGTCGAGTGGCTGGAAGGGCCGCATGATCCAGTCAAATATACCATTGAGGATCTGCAAGAAATGCTTTCTAAATACCAAGCATTGAATAAGAAATGGGCACAGTCTCCACGTTAGACCGCAATGCGGAACAGGTGCGGGATGTACTCCGTAGCCTGTTAGAGCAGTGTGAGGCTGGCAACATATGTGGTGCCGTCATAGTCACGGAACACCTCGACAGGTTCGACCTAGACATGCCTGGACCCTTCTCAACAGATCCTGATTCAATAGCTTCACTGACTGGCCGGTTGCAAATGGCTGCGCATTCGTTCTACCAAATGAGTTGGGAAGATGACGACCAAGTATAAGACCACGCCTGAGCACTTGGATTTCTGCAACACTGACAATCAGCGCCAGATTATCGAGATGACTTTGAGCGGGATGAACCAGAGTCAGATTGCCAGAGAGTTAGGCAAAAACGTCAGAAGAATTCATAACGCCCTTGTATCTGTTCACAATCGTGCAGCACTGCAAGGTGTAGCACCGGCCCAGAATCTTAACCGCCCAACCGCCCCAGGATTTACTACTAAGCGGGTCAGTACCGCCTACAATTTGGACGGTGATATTGTCCTGCAATGGCATATCCAAGAACCAGAACGCCAGAAGATAGAAGAATTAATCGCTCAATTTGTGGAGGGATTCAAAGATGAGGTCTCGGGAATACACACTCCCATTAACCCGCCCACAGGCATTGATGACGATTACATGGTTAGCTATATTATTGGCGATCATCATTTGGGGATGCTTGCTCACCACAGCGAGACGATGGGCGAGGACTATGATGTCAAGATTTCGCAACGGCTGCTAGAAAATGCAGTTGATCGGCTGGTCAGTGTAGCACCAGCGGGTAAGGTTGGTGTGCTTGTGAATCTTGGCGACTTCATGCACGTCAATGACTCCACCAGCTCAACGCCTAGCAGCAAGAATCTACTCGACAGCGATGGCCGGTACTCCAAGACGATTAGGGCTGCCAGCAATGTGATAAAGCGTACGGTTTTGCGGATGCTTGAGAAACATGCCGAGGTCTGGCTTGTGAATGTCAGAGGGAACCATGATCCAGATGCTGCGTTGTGGTTGAATGAGGTTATGAGACTGTATTTTGAGGATGATCCACGGGTCAAGGTCTTTGACAATGCAAGCAAGTTTATCTGGTGGCGATGGGGCAAGAATCTAGTCGTGACCCATCATGGTGATCGGATTAAAATGTCGAATCTTCACGGGTCAATCGTGTCTAACTTACGGCAAGAATGGGGACAGGCGGAGCACACCTTTGTATGGACAGGTCACATACACCACAAAAACCAAGAGGAATATGGCGGCGCATTGTTCGAAAGCTGGAACATCCTAGCACCCGCAGACGCTTGGCACAGTGGCTCTGGCTATGCCAGTTCTCGGAGCATGACCTGCGTGATTCTTCACAAAGATTATGGGGAGGAAGGCCGGTTAAAAGTAAACGTGGAGCGGATAAAGTGAGCGCATTTGATGAGCAAATAGGCGGCAACCATTACAAGCTGATGATGATTCAACCTAGTGAATACATACTCGCCAATAATTTGGGATGGTGTGAAGCAAATGTTGTGAAGTATATCAGCCGGTGGCGTGCTAAGGGCGGGGTTGATGACTTGCGGAAGGTGGTGCATTACACTCAGATTTTGATAGAAAAAGAAACAGCCACTAAATCTAAGACATAAAAAAACCCAGCGATTAAACTGGGTTCTTCTAATTTTAACAGGGTAATAACTATTACTTGGCGGTAGACCCCTGCAATCAGTTTAATGCACTGGTATACGGTTAACTGATATCCAAATTATAATTACATTAAATCATAAAATCAAGGGGCCGATATTTTCTGAAGTTACGCACCCATTAGATAAGCATAGCTCCGAAAACATACCCGAATAAAAAAGCCACGATCATCGCCCCGCCTGTGAAGCGTGGAATCATTAGTTTATCAAGTTGTTTCCTAATCATTTTTCGCCTCGATTTGTTGTAGTTTGTCCAGCATTTTGAGCACGTCCAGCAACACGGTCTGTTCGTATTGGTCGATCTCTGGTTGGCAGTAAGTCTCGCGCACTTTGACTAGGGTCATCCATGCGGTTAACAGTTCGGTTCGGGTTGGTTTCATGTGTTGCCCTCTAGTTTTGTGATAATACGTTTAGCGGCTGACCAATTTATTTTAAAACGGGCAGCGATGCGGTTCGCGTTCCATCCTAGCGCCCTACGCTTGGCAACCTCGGCTTCTAACTCAACCATCGATGAGCAATTGCCCGTTGATGGTTTAGGCCCTCTTTTCATTGGTCTAGTTGATTGGGGATGACGCGGCCCGATCATAGATTCCCCCATTGTTGAACCATTGCCTGCGCTATTCCTGGATACGTCTTGCTCCGAATTTTCCAACGATCCGGTGATGGGCCCAGCTTGTTTTGACCTGATGGGGTCTGGTTGGCCCAGTACCCGCATTCAGGTTTTGGTATCTCGTCGGTCGGTTTAAGTCTTGGCAGATCGTGCAACCACAAGCCTGTTTTCTTGCTTTCTGGGTGTCCGTACTCGTAAGGCTGGACGTATTGACTAGCCTTGACCGGAAGGACTCCGACGGGATTCTCCATGCACACGAACCGCGCAACCGACTTGGCAAGCTCGAACATCTTAAGCGTGTAATCGATAGCCTCTAGCCTTTGGTCGTGCTTTGGCTTGCCTGTGCCGTAGTGGGCATTGCCTGAGACACAGAGCGCAGTACAGGGCGGGTGCATGATAATCAAGTCCCAGTGATAGGCCCAAACCTTGCGGTGTTCCATCACCTTTCTAGCATCCATCCTGATATGCTTAAGGCTGCCATCATCGGCGGGTTGTAGGTCGCATGACCATGCGTTGTGGCCGTATTTCAAGAAGGCATTGCGGACTGTGCCGCTTGACTCGTAAGCAATTAAGACATTCATCGTATGCCCTCACAGTTTGGTTGCACGTTGTCATAGTCTGGATGGTATCCCTTACACACGTTGTCGATGTACTGGTTGAAGCTGTCGACCTCATGCTTGTGGTCTTCGGTTGAGACCCATAGCAAGGCCGCGACGACTGCCGCAGCAATGCTGATTTTGGTTAATCGGTTCATGCTTGCAACCTCGCATACATTGGGCAAATGGTGCCGTCGGCCTCTGATAGAAGCTGATAAAGATCAGGGTCTTTGTCATCATCAAAAATGACATCACAACCTTGTGCAACGTGTGGCTCGCACCATGAGCCGTCTTCAAGCTGATAATATTGTTCGATATAGTAGCCATGCTGTTGGAAATAGTCCGCCATGATGCTGGTTGGGTATGCGTATGCAATTCGTTTGCGTAAGTTCTTCATGCTGTCACCTCGCTAGGCACTGGAATCTTACCGGCCCAAATGCGGTTCGTTACTTCGAGCATGATTTGTTCAACGTGAGCTTGTGTAACGTAATCGTTTGGCATAGCCGCACAATCTACCAGCCAGTCGGTATCGCTGAGACCGGAAACTAATTTCTTGAAGTCTTTGAATTTGTCCATGATATATCCCCTCGGATTGATTGGTTTAAGCTGAAATACGGTTTGCGATTTCTGCATATTCTTGCTTGAGTCGCTCATCTTGATAGCGCATACCCTCAAAAAATGCTGTTATAAAATTGTCCATTTCTGAAGCAGAAACGCGCTTGGATGTGATTGCATGAGATTGACCGCCGCCCTCAGTGCAAATG